TGGTGATGACAATATAGGATCTGTGTCGGATGAAGCTTCAGAATTCTGTATGGCAAATATTTCGATGGCTCTGGAGATGTTTGGTATGGAATATACCCATCCAAACAAAAGAACGGACATTAGTGAAGTTTTCTTTTTATCTCGACAGGAATTGACATACTTAAAAAGGTCTTTTGAATTCAATTGGGAAGGAAGTGAATATGTTTCGGCGCCTTTAGATTTTGATTCAGTACTGCGACCATTGTGTTGGCGAGATTCAAAAACAGGTGTTACGGAAAGCACATATTTATCGGATATATGTACAGATATAATGAGAGAAATGATTCATTATCCTATCGATAAATACTTGGAAGTCGAGCAGTTTTTAAAGGGCTTAACGATTGAGCTACCCTTTTTAAACATAGTCTTGAAACGTTTCGATAGGAATGATTTATTTCTTGAAATTATTGGATCAGATGTGCTTAACAGAGGAGGAAGTGCATTTACTACACCGCTGATAGTTGTAGCAGAGAGTGGCACCTTTGCTCATCAAAATCAGAGAGGAACACCTCAGAACTTATTTAAGTTCGCCGACCCCCATCACCTTGGTAGTACACATAGTGATGGTAATTTAAATCGTACTGCTGAACAAAATATAAAATTACAAGAAGTAAGTGGCGAGGATCAAGTTACGATGGATCGCGTCGCTGTTAAACAAAACATCGTACATTTCGAGGATAAGGCGGCTATAGATTCAGAAGTGTTGGTTCCATGCGAAAAGGTACCTGATATTTCATTTGGTGCAACTGAAACTTTGGAACAAGTGCTTCAAAGACCAATACGAGTTGGGGCGTTTTCTTGGACTCCTGATATGGTGGAAGGTCAATACATTTACGTGTTGGATTTTCCTAGTGCTATAATCGAACAATCGGCTTTTATTAAGGACAAGTTGCGTGAATTTTCATACTTGAGATGTGATATTGAAATATCTATTAGGATAAATGGTACAGCATTTCACTATGGAAAATTGCTTTTTGCGTGGGACCCCTGTATGCGCTTTATGGATTTTGAATATAGACAAGC